ATTATAACGCTTTCGTAACATTTGATTCCGGATTTCTAGCCCGGGAGTACCTGAAGTCAAATTAATTGATCCGCAGGATTGGCCGACAGGGGTTGGTGGTATACACACGGTTAGGCAGCAAGGAAGAGGGGCGCGATTTTCGCAGCGGCACCTGCAGTGGCCATGATAGGTTTTTCGTACCTGGCCCACAGCTGCTCACCCTTCTTAACAACGCCACGCAGAAACTCGGCGATTTTCTCCAAATGAAGAGGATTCTCCATACAATACGGCATGTTTTGTAGAGCTTTATCGGCGGCTTCGATCATGGATGGTTCAATGACTGAATTCTCAGTGGGAAGTATTTGACGTGTGGTTTTCGCTTCAACACACAAGGTGATGAGAACGCGAATTTGAGTGTTGGTAGGGTCAGTGGCTTTGCCTGCAATGTAGATGGATGGCAAGCCGCCCGCGAAGTTGTCGAACGCAGGTTCCTTGAACTTGACATCTTCAGGGTCAGTTGGGCGCCAGAAGCAATAGGCTCCTGTCTTCAACGGGCCGGTGAAGGTGTCAGGCACTTGGGAAAGCTCTTCGTAGGTCGGGTAATTCAACCGGGTGGGCGTGTCGCCGCCAGCAAGGTACTTGGCGGCGATGGTTCCACCGTTGTACAACTCGTTACCCACAAAGGAGCAGAGCGCGGACATGGCAACGGGGCGGTATTCGGTGTAAAGAGGGGTGGAGAAGGTCACAGCACTAGCTCCGCCCCCGTCTACGACATCTCCGTCGTCACCGACGAGGAGGTCATAGTCCGGGATGTTGAGATATTCCCATGGGCCATTGTTTGCGGCAACGGTCATGGACAACTCAACGGCGATCTGGCGCAAGTAATCTTTGCTGCCACCGCTTGAACGGGAGACCTGCAACTGGAACCATTCCTGGCCAATCGGGATGGCGACAGGAGTTCCGGGAGTGATGGCGGTGGTGACACCGCCGGGCAGGCGCGACTGCCACAGCAATGGAGTACCATTGTAAGCGGAAGTGCCTGCCGCAACGATGTTCACCGTCGCTCCGGAGTAACCGGGAGGCAACAAAATTTTCGTCGCCTCCTTGACATTAAGCTTGAATTCTTTTCCGTCAGTCCCGGAAAATGATGGTCCGTTGGGTACTTGCAAATAGTTCCAATTGCCGAACGCTGGGATGGTCACGCGTGGGTGGTCCAAGTCGTCATTGTTTTGGTTAAACGACTGGTTGACGGTCCACGTAGCGGCGTATCCAGCGCTCGTCGGAGGATACATGAGAGTGTTGTTGAGAGTGGGAGATGCCCAAACGGCAAAATTGCCGTTGGAATCAACCTTCACCGTTTTAGAAATAGTGAACTTCCCAAGGGTAACTTTCCCGCCAAAGCAATCAGGATACGAACAGGGCCCGTAAGCCCCAGGATCCAGCAAGCATCGGAGGTACGGGCTGTCGCGGCCCGCATCGTCCTCCAACGCCCGCTGCATCAAACGTTTCCCGGCTTGACGAGCAGCGGCTTTCAATTGTCTATTTTGTGCCTGAGTGACGAGCGTCTTCACTTCCGTGCGAGCAGCTTTCGAAGCTGCACGGATGATCTTACGCTGCGCCGGTCTGCTAGTGTTACCTTGGTTGGTTGGTTGTTGGGTCATGATGTCAATGAATTTGGTGTTAATCGTTATCGTGGCAATGATGTCAGATGACTATGTGAAGAAAACAGTGTGTTTGTTCGAGCCCTGACCTAACGCGCGGGTAATTGACATACCTATTTAACGGTCGCGCGGATCAAATTTGGCTAGTTATAATCGCGTAATGCCATCACCGCGCAAAACGGGTGGGCAATAAAAGTGCCGACTTCGGCAGTGCTGTAGATCTCAGAAAACTCGATGACTGATTCAGGATCCACGCCGTACCACGCTCCGGCTTGCTGAGGCCAGTGTGTGGGCGTGTGGGCTGTGTCCGACGCCGGCCGCCATGCCCAGAACTCTTCCGTAGTCTTGCGTGCTCTAGGATGTGTCACGCGCGTAAAGACCTGCTTGAAGGGTTCTGGGAAAGTGGAAGGGGTCAGGCTTAGCCCGACTGACGCAACGTGCGCAATCAGAGCCTCATGTAGGGACTCCAAATGGTACGTGCGACGCGGATCAGAAATAGTTTTGCCGAGCTTGAGAATGCGACTGAGTAACGGGCCCCAATGCCATTCAGTGTCGCAAAGCCACCACGTTCCTTTAAGAAAGGACGGCGGCCATGCAGTATGCCCCAACTCACTGATTTTGTAAGTTGAAGTATTGAGTTTCATGACGAGCCCGAGACGCTGGAAAGCATCTAAAATGTCATCTTGCTGGGCCGCCCAAGCGCAACCAATTCCCATCAACAAAGAGTTGCCCACGGTGGTTGTTACACCTCCAGTGTTTCGCTCTTCGCCTCTGTGAATCGCTGCGCGATAGGCGCTCCGGCTGTCGGAAATGTGACATGTACCTGCGGAATTAGCTTTAAGCAATGCAATGGTATTGTCACTGACTCCTAGCCAGCGCATCACACGGTACTCCGCACCCAGGGCTCCAGAGCGGATTGTGTGGTCGAATTGGCTACCGTCACCTTCAATTACCGTCAAATATCCATCGCGGTTAATGATGATGAGCGAGTCGTCACCGGCAGTGATAACATGCAAACCCGGCACGGTAAGGACGCTCAACCACCAGGTATCAAGCTCAGCCGCGGTGGCACCACTACCGTAGTAGTAATGCCATGCGCCGGGGCTGAGCGACACAACTGCTGGGAACGCTCGCTTAACGAGTGCAGTGTAAGCATAAATTTCGGGCCCTACTGTCACGGTCAACTTTGGATCGACACTGTGTATAGGGCGGGGTACCCAGCCATTGGACTGGGTTTCAGTACGCATTTTAAGCAGCACCTCGTCACACTTCACGCGGACCTCGACACGATTGACCGCACGTGAAAGGGGACTAAGCGGGACCTCTGTCACAGCCGCACGGGCTCCGAGATACCGGTTTTTCTTAGACGGGTCAGTGTGCAGGAGCCAATCCATAAAATCGGCTTCGGGGTCTTGTCCGAACGTGTCACTGACACGCTCAAGGATGAATGGAGAGTAACGGTTAATAAAAAACGCTGAGGCTGTTAGCCACGCCTCAGCGTAACGCGCTTCATCATCTGGGTCGCTTGGGCGTGCAAATTTTGATAGCCTGCCTTTCACCACCGCCTGCATGCAGATACTGTGTTGCATGGGACGGTATAGAGGGGCACTGCCCAAAATTGCGCCGTAATAACCAGGGACGGGATCAACACCGACCGGACTGGCATGTTCGACGACCGTTATGTTAGGGTCTTCTTCAATGGGATTGACGAGCTGCGGCACAGCTGCAGGAACGATCATGTCATAGACGGATACGCGCTCAACGCCGGCCGGAGTCCCGTAGGGCGTCCAGTCAACGTGCGGTTCGTTGGTGTAATGATGTTCTTTGAACGTGCGCCACAAGCCTTGAATCGACCGCGCGGATGTGTTGCCAGTGTAGGCCCACAACGCCGCTAAGGAAGGTAAGATCCAATGGGTAGCATAGGGCCGCGTGACCAGCCCGAATTGCCTGTTGATGAAGTAAATGCCGCAATTATGTGCAGCGTGTATGGAGACGGCGCCACCTAATGGTAAAAAGCCAGTCAAGATGTGAAACGAGCAACGCTCAATGAAGAGCGACGGCGTAATGCCGACTTCAAATGCGGCCAACAACACACAAGTGATGTAATAATGGACACCCCGGACACGGTGTTTGATCGCTTCCTCCAAGGATGGCAGGACAAGTCCCACCAAACTCAAAGAGGTAGCAACCTCTTGCCATGTCCAGTATCTATCTATCCTCGTGTATGTGTAGCCGAAAATGTCGGGCATTAAAAATACGCCTAGTGGTCGCCAGCTCCCGCTTTTATAAAGTTCATAGAGCATCTCGAGCCACCCGCCGCTACCGTCGTAACAGTGCAACAGGCCGCCGGACGGATGCAGATAATCGGGGAGAAGTTTCCACGTTACGTAAGCAACGGTCCAGGCAAGCATAAGTGCAATTAGAACATAATCGCCACGGGGCGGTTCTACGTTGATGCTTTTGATTTGCACATCGCGCTCTGCAAAATCTTTGCCATAAGTCTCACGAAGAGTCTCAAGCATGACATTACAATGGCGCGCTGAGCTTGAAAAGGCTGCGCATGCTAGGTTGAAAGCATAATGTTCGAGTGGCGGCGCGCCTAAGGCACGTACGGCCACATAGGTCTTGTCATTCGACACGACGCGTCGCGCTTCAGTTAGTGCTGATCTGAAGGCCATCGCGCCGCGGCTCTTGTCAAGTAACCAATCGGCCATAGCTGCATAGTGGTCGTTGTGAACCCAGAACTGGTAATCCCAACGGCAGTGTCCAGCAAGCAGATTCAGCCCGATGTTGGTCCACGTCTGCGGGAGTACAATTTTGTTCCCGCGAACGAAAGGACCTTTTTCGCGCATTGTCGGCTCACGACACTCCAACCCACGATGCAAACCCATTATTCGGTATGCTACCTTGCGCACCCCACCCTCATGGATGGGAATGGTGTCGCATTCGCGCAAGACCATGTCGCCTTCAACGGCGGGATAGTGCAAGTCGTCGCACGACGGATGGTGGTACGGATGTGAGTCAGCGTCAGGGTACCAAGTGATCAGGTCCCCATCGCGATACCACATCGCTTCACCAAGCGTGCCGTACAACCCGTCAAAGCAGTGACCTATCCAATAAGCTTCCTCATATTGATATGATGAGAGGATCTCAAAGGACAAGCCACGAGGTGCTAAGTTAAGTGGGTCGGTACCAATGCGATAGATATCGCAAAAAACGGCGCATGCTGCACTCCGGCCTTTCTGAGGCAAGGGTCTGCGTTCAATGTCCTGGGGAACAATGTCCCCACCCTTAAAATTAAGGGCCAATGGCGGATAACCCGCCTGTCTGAGAGTTTTGTTAAGGTGATCAACGATACGTCTCTCCCTCCAATTCCCGTACCACAAATCCACCTCAGTGCGCCCTGCAGCAGCGATTTTGGCCAACGCGGCCACTTCCGCTGCCTCACGTAGGGCGTGCTGGATGGGATGTGGGTGCCGAATCACCTTGTCACTAATGCACTTCAATGACGTCGCTTTGACTACGCGTTCGAGGTCCTCTGCTGGGACCTCGTACTGGAAGTCGTCGCGCCACCGAGCAGCGACAACGGAAACTGGGACTTTTTCCGGCACGGGTTTCAGGAGCGAATTTTTAGTTCGCTTTTTCCGGCTGCTCTTCGCAGACTCGGACTTCGCATCAGTGCTTGATGAAGCACTGGACGCGGCATCGAGATTTACGCTCTCGGCATCGGCCTTGGCCGGTTGCGCGCTTGGTTCGAGGACAGGGGTGGCTGACAGAGTAATCGCCGCTTGTGTGCGGATCGCCTCTGCGGCGACGCCTGTAGAACTGGAACTGCGCGCGGGGGCAGAACGGATGCCAGCTTTCTTGCCGGCAGCCTTTCCCTTTCCTGCCATAAGGGGACAATGGGTGGACGTAAATAGTAAGTTTCCAAGATGTGCTTGAAGCAAACGGGGGTCCAG